GTCCAGACTGTGGTAAAGTAACAGATGAGTATGAGAGTAATAATGGAATAAGGTGTCCAGAGTGCAGAAAGAAAGATAAATGAAAACAATATTTAATACAAAAAATGTAGACCCCTCAACACAACCTCTTTTCTTGGGAAAGGACTTAGGGGTTCAGCGATACGATAAGCTAAAATACCCCATCTTCAAACAGCTAGACTCCAAGCAAATGGAAAAGTTTTGGAGGCCAGAAGAGATAGAGCTTAAAAAAGATAGGGCAGACTTTGCTACTTTAAACGATAACGAAAAGTTTATATTTACTAGCAATTTAAAATACCAAACAATGCTTGACAGTGTTATCTGTCGTGGTGTTCCAACCCTTTTGGAATTTGTCACCAATTCCGAGCTTGAGGCGTGCCTTATGACTTGGCAATTCTTTGAAAAAATCCATAGTCAGTCTTACTCTTACATCATCCAGAATGTTTATTCCGATAGTAACGAGGTGTTTGACGGTATTTATGAAGATAAAGAGATAATGAAGCGAGCAAAAAGTGCTATTGCTGACTATAATAATTTAATGGGTATGGCTTGCGAGTCAAACAAAACATCTGATATTAAAAAGCAGATTTATATGACAGTGGTTAGCATTAATATTCTTGAGGCCGTAAGATTCTACGTCAGTTTTATTTGTAGCTTTGCTTTTGCAGAGAACAAAAAAATGATCGGGAACGCTGATATTATTAAGTTAATCAAGCGTGACGAGGCTTTGCATCTTGCAAACACTCAAGAGATACTAAAGATTCTTCACAACGAAGAGTGCGAAGGGTTTATCTCGACAGCCAAACAGTGTCAAGATGCTGCTATAGAAATGTTCGAAAGTGCCGCAAAAGAAGAAAAAGAATGGGCGAGCTATTTGTTTAAAGATGGCTCTATCATCGGACTTAACGAGCAGGTTCTACATCAGTACATTGACTGGTTGTGCATGTCTCGAAGAAAAGCCATCGGCCTGCCTTACGAAAACGTAGGCAAAAATCCTTTGAGGGGCTGGACTGAACCTTGGATGAAAAGCGAAAGCGTTCAGGTTGCACCTCAAGAAACAGAAATTTCAGCTTATAAAATCGGTGCTAGTAAAAACGATGTGGCTGGAATGGACTTTGGAGATATGAAATTGTAATGAGACTCTTAAAATATTTAGAGTTGATAATTTGGGTTAGCGTGATTATAACTGCGTTCAGTTTGTTTCTGAACGTACACTACGCCAATCCGTAAAAAAGGGAGAAAAATATGGAAGATTATTCTAGTCCAGAAGAATTGGTAAAAGCATATTCGGACGGGCTTCAAGGTGCGTTTTGCGACCCACAAGAGGTTGCGAAACTAATGGGAAGGTTGAAGCATCCGTTATTTGGTGTTTCTGCTTACTCGCTAAAAGAGTCGGGTGAAGGCAAGTTAAGTCTGCCTTTCAAGTCTCTGTTAAAATTTGATCCAGAATTTGGCCCATCAGAAGCACAAACAACTGGTGACTGTGTTGCTCATGCTACTAGAAACGCTATTGATGTTACTAGAGCAGTTGAAATTGACGTTAAAGGCGAAGCCGAGTCATTTGAAGCTAGAGGGGCAGTCGAAGCAATCTACCAGTCTAGGAGCCACAGAGGTCAAGGGATGACCTGTTCTGGTGCGGCAAAATATGTTTCACAAACAGGTGGATTGTTAATTAGAAAAGATTACGGTGCTGTAGACCTTTCTAAATACAACTCATCATTAGGTGCTAATAAAAAAATTCCTAAAGATATATTTTCTAAGGAAGCTAAAAAGCACCAAGTTAAAACTGTATCTATGGTAACAACAGTAGAAGAAGCCAGAGATGCACTCGCTAACGGATATGCACTTGCTTGCTGTAGTGGTGTAGGTTTCACATCTGTAAGAGACAGATATGGAATTTGCAAACGGCACAAAGGTTGGAACCACGCTATGGCTTGGATCGGATGTGACGATACAAGGGCAGTTTACGACGAGATGCTTTTCCTCATACAAAATAGCTGGGGTAAATATCTATCTGGGCCAAGACGACATGGACAGCCTGAAGGCAGTTTCTGGGTTCGAGAAAAAGACGCTAGAACAATATTAAACTCTAACGGCTCTTTTGTATTCTCAGACGTGGATGGTTTTGAAGCTAGACAGTTACCAGATTATGGTTTGGGAGGGTGGATTTAATGGAGAATAATAGATTAAGAATTGTTGCGGCAGCTTTCCTTTTGTTTGTGGCTTTCTTTTACAACGCAGAAGGCATTACGCCAGAAGTTCCGAAACTAGAAAAACCGCAAGAAGATATAGTAAAGATGGTTGAGGAACTTGCCCCAATCGACAACGAAGAGGATTCCTCTAAAGTTGCTGGCATGTTCAACGCTCTATCCGAGAAACTCAAAGATAGTAAGGTAGAGTCGAACCTTCAACTACAATATCTTTTAGATCACGTTGGCAAAGATGTATTTGGTTCAGAACTTTTAGGTAAGTATCCGCTATTTGCTCCGTCTGCTGCAAAGCTAATCGAGAAAGTTGTTGGAAAGCAGACCGAAGAAGAGCCGATGACTTCAGAAGAAAAAAAGAAGCTGGCAAGGCTGTTTTATGGGTTTTCTTGGAAATTATACAAAAAAAATCAAGAAAATCTGTTTGATGAGTATAAAAATAAAGCATTATCGTCAATAGCAAAGTATAATAAAGAAGATGAAAAGCCCGAACCCGACCCAGAGGTGGAGGATTGTCCGTGTAAAGGAAAAGGCTACATTGTTCATGGGGATGGTCATGTTACAGACTGTCCATGTGTACAGGCCGGTGGAGACTGTAAGCATAATCCTAAGTGCAAGCAGGCCGAACTTCCTCCTGTGGACGTTTCTACCTCTGTCTTAAATAAATTAGGGCTAACATCTATCCCAAACATCCAAAACTATCGACCCATAGTTGGGGTGCGAGGAATGACGATCAAGTGGCATCTAGAAAATGGTGCTGCTGGAGAACATGCGGCACTTCCTTCTGAATTTGTAGACACATTAACTACAAATCAGAAATATTGGCTGCATGATTATCTTCATGGCTATACTGGAAATAAATCTATTAACACGAGAAGTAGAGGAATATTAAGATGGACGACGTGAAGGTAAGAAGTATTAGTTCGCAGTTAGCGATCAATATGGCTACTGCTGGTTGGGATCGCTATAAAATTGATCCTGCCACAGTTGTGATGATAATTGAGATCATTATGGAGATTATTGAGTTTATTCAAAATAATTACAAAGGTCGCTCTGGAAGAATTTTCTTGCGACCAGACACAAAGAGTAAAATCAAGATGATTTCGTTGTTCAGAAAGGTTAGGCTGACACCGCTTGAAAAGGTTGAAGCGATTCGCTTGGTGTGGGACACCATCCGAGACCTGCGAAAAAGAAAAGTAATTTAATTTTTATAAACTGGAGAAAAAAAATGGAAGAAAAAAACAAGGTTCAGTCATTGCTAACATCGAGAAGATTTTGGGTTGCAGCAGCAGGTTTAGCTGCGGTTGTTTCTGAAGATATCTTCGGTGTTATTTTAGACACAGAGCAGCTAGTTGCTGTCTCAACCATTGTGGTTGCTTGGATCATTGGCGATACCGTTAGAAAGACCGCGTAGGAGTAAATCATGGATCAGCTTTTGGATTTTTTTAGGCAAATGTCGCCCTTGCAAATTGTGATGCTGGCTGGTGGTGTTATTATCGGTTGGCCTGTTGTGAGGGATAATTTGTTTAAGTCTGCTCCTGTCGTTGTCGATGTTGACGACGACGATGACGATGAAGATATCTTGGATATTGACTCGATGAGCGATAACGAGGTTATGGAAACTTACTGGTTTTTACTTTATCAGGCTTGCTCGAATATAGAAGATGAACAAGCAAAAGAAGAAGTCAGAAACAAAATGGTAGATATTTCCAAACACATTTTTTAAATATTGCGTTTTAGATTTTGGAGTTCATATCCTCATTGCGATAAACGGGCTTGCTCGTTAATGTTGCAGTTCACAATGTCACTCCGTCACATTACGCATTTTTACGAAAGCCGTACAAAATATTTGTGCGGCTTTTGTTTTTTCCAGAGTATAATTTGGTATAGAATCATTTACTGGAGTCTTTATGAAGATCACAAAAAGCGTAGAACACAAACCGTGTTTGGTTTTAAATCAAGATTATTCACCACTTTCTGTTATCAGTTGGAAACGAGCGATATGCTTGGAAATAATCGGAAAAGAAATAATCGGAGAAGGCGTTCGTGTGATTGAGTGGTATTCTGACGATGCTATCAAGTCTTCTGGTGGCGATGATGACTGGATCAAGGTTCCTGCCGTTGCAGTATCAAATAGATTCGTAAAAAAGAGAAGAAAGATTCGCGTCAAGAAAAAGAATGTTTTGATTCGTGATAATCACCGCTGTCAATACTGCGAAACAAAGCTAGATAACAGGTCTGCAACAATTGATCACATCATTCCCAAGAGCAGATTTAAGTCTAAAAAAGACAGTCACACTTGGGAAAATGTCGTAATATCTTGCACAAGATGCAATGCAAGAAAAAGAGACAGAACCCCAAAAGAAGCAAATATGAAACTTCTTTCGACTCCGAAAAAACCAGATTTAGTTTACTTTTTTTCAAAGCAACTTGCTTCTAAAAATATACCAAACGAATGGAGGCTGTATGTTTCTTCATAGGCGGTGCGACAATTGCCACCGGATGTTAAATAACGGTGATAAAGTCACCGTGATTATTCCAGATGTTGAGATTGAAGGAAGGTATAGAAAAAACAAAGAGGGGTTCAGGTTGAAGCTATCAAATGATGGCGTAGAAATCAGAACCTCTAAAGTTTACTGTAAAAAATGTCTTAGTGTTGATAGGCACTTTTTAACAGGTGAAGAAAAATAGAAAAGAAAAGAAAAGAATGACAGATAAAGAACTATACGACAGAATCAAACGGGGTGTTGAAAATAATGTTTTTGTTTACGATGGTACGGAAGACATTGTAATATCAAAGAGGCTAATATACCTCATGTATAGTGTGAGCGTCGATAAGATGCAGAAATTATACATACCTACCGACGTTTATCCAGATTTTGACTTTGCACAACCTCAATACGGCGTTGAGGTCATCCGTGATAGACGGCTTAACTACGACGAGATCACTAGGCTAGTGGACGAATTTGGAATGAACTTTCCGAATGACAAGGGACAAATTGTGCTTGGAGTTTGGGGCGATGAGAGTCTTTTGGGTGCTGTCTAAATAATTTAAAGTGGTCGTTTAAAATATATTCATTAACAAACAATGTAAGGGTGTAAAAAACACCGAAAGGAAAAGATAAAATGCCAGAATATAGTTTTCGGTGTGAGAGATGCGATGCAATGTTTTCTAAAAAATTCTCTATCGCAGATTATGATACCGAAATCAAAAAGGTAAAATGTATGGTATGTCATTCTAAATCAAAAGTTTCTAGAAGATATGATGAAGATAATGTAACAGTCAATTATATCAAGGGATTGCATGAATGCACCACTATCGGTGAATATGCAGACAAGCAAACCAAGAAAATGTCTCAAGACCACGTTGACGAAAAAATGGCAGACTTTAAAACTAAGAAAAACCCAAATAGCGGCATGAAAGAATTACCCCAAGGCATGTCTAGAGCAAAAGAGGACGGAGACTTAGTAAAAAATTCTAAAAAAGGTAAGAAATAATGGCAGATTTTAAGATCAACAGAGAAAAAAAAGAAGATGACGGTTATCGTGAGGTGGCTGTCTATACATTCATAGGGAAGCACGACGTTTTGGATGAGAAAGGTTATCCATTAATAGCTTGTGAAGGGGACATTTTTACGCACCCTGACGCTTTTGCTGTCAAAATAACCAAAGGAAAACGTACAAATTATTGGGTACGTAGAAATAAGTCCGGTGCGTTGTTCAATCCTATCGGCTTGTATTCGGAAGGAATGGTTCAAAAAAGACTCAACCATGCGGGAAGACCCGAATGGAGACTTGAACCCACCAATTCAAAAGTGTTTGATTTTTACGTTAATTTTTTAAAAAGCAAAAATAGTGCTTGGTTAAATAATGCAGAAAGGGAAGTATAATTATGAGTAAGGTAAGTGATAAAGAGGTATTTGAAATGCTGGGAATGTTTGTTTCTGGCAAAAGCGTGACAGAAATTTCAAAAGCTGTGGGGCGATCAAAGCCTACCGTAGAAAAATATATCAGCGAGCTAAAGCAAGAGCAAGCAGAACAAGCAGAGCAAGAAGCTGAACTGGCTGAGTCTGAAGAAGTTGAAACTAAAAAAGAATACACTGGAAGAAAAAACACCACAATGTTTATCAAAAAAACAGGTGCAAAGAACAACTCTGGCGTTGCTGTAATGACAGGTGAAGAATCTTCTAGAAGCGATGCCACTCGTGGTGCTAGTGCGTCAGGTGCTAAAAATCCAAAGTACGTAAAAACTATTCATCAAATTAATAATGACTAATGGCAAAAAAACGAACACAAAAAAGCAGATATCCATCCCGTTACTCCCCTGACGGGTGGGTTCATGCTGCACAATATATTACAGAATTGATCTGCGAAAAGAAAGCTAAGGCTGACAAAATCGGAGAGCTTCCGTTAAAGTTTTGGGAACTCAAAGACTGGCTAAAGTTTTACAAATACCAAATAACTTTAGCGAACAAGCTGATTAAGCAATACGGCGAGCATGTCATCATATCTGCACTAAACGATAAAAGAATGTGGAAAACATGGTCTTTGCGTAGTTCGTTTTTAAAAAACGTAATTGAAGAATACAAAGAAAAAGAAGAGCTTGCAAAAAGTATAGCCAAGAAAATGGAATACGATTTTTCTGAAAAGAAAACTTTTGAAAGCAACAACAACAAGAAAACTATTGTTTCAAAACTCAGAGATTTGGATTTATAATGGCAAAAAAGAAAAAAGAAACTGCGATAGCTGTAATAGACGACACTGGATATTACACATCCGAAAATAATAAAGATATCATAAAAGCGTTTGGCGACTGCTTGCTAGACGCAAGAATGATCACAGAAAATCCTCCACCGCTTATTTCCGTGACCCCAAAGCTAGACATTGCGTTAGGTGGTGGAGTCCCAGAGGGTTCTTTATTTATTATGACCGGCCCTGAAAAAGTAGGTAAAACCGTCCACGCTCTACAGTTTGCAAAAAACTCGCAAGATGTAGTAGTGCCAGCGGGTGAATCTAGAAAAACTTGGTATGCGAATATCGAAGGCCGTTTGAAGAAACGAGATATCGAAGGAATTCTTGGGTTAGATTTTTCCACAGAAAATTTTGAAATCATCGGATCGACCAAAGGGAATATTCTTTCTGGAGAAAAGTATCTAGGCATTTTAGATAATATCATTCACTCAAAACCTCATTCGGTCGCTATCGTGGATTCTTTTTCTGCATTATGCTCAGAAGCAGAACTTACTAGCAATATCGAAGACCAACAGGTTGCTGCTATGAACAGATTTATAGCAAAGTTTACGCGAAGGTTTGCTAATGTTTTGCCTATTAATAGAGTCACTCTTGTTGGTATAACCCACCTCATGGCAAATATCAACAAGTTCGGTAGAGGAAAGGCCAAGGTAGAGAAATCTGGCAATGCTTTGAAATATGCTCAAGACGTAAAACTTTGGGCAACGCACCGGACACCTCTCCTGCAAGGCGAAACCCAAATAGGTCAAGAGGTTCACTGGGTTGTGGAAAACTCAGCAATCGGCCCACCCGGACAAAAGTGTTCCACTTACATTAAGTATGGAAGAGGTGTTTGGAATGAGCGAGAAGTCGCAGAACTTGCAAAAGACTTTGGGTTGGTCGAAGGCAGCACTTGGCTAAAATTACCTAGTGGTAAGAAAATCCAAGGAATGAATAATTTTGCGATATATCTAGAAGAAAACCCAGAAGCATATAGCGATTTGAGGTCTCAAGTTTTTGAGTTGGTGGGAATGTAAAATGAAAGTTATTGATTTAGAAGGCAATCAAGTAAATTGGAAAATGGAAGGCGTGATCGGTGCTACTGCAATGATGCGGTCACGCTCCAAGCTACACTTGCGTTGCAGGCAAATTCTATATGAAATGTTTCCAACGATGCAAATAGCAGAAGAGGTTTTGGTTAATGTTAGACCTTCCAGCAGGCAATACTTTGACTTCTACATTAATAAGATAAAACTGGTTGTTGAAGTTAACGGTCAGCAGCACTATAAGTTTAACAGTCTATTCCACTCAACCCCACGCGACTTTTTATATCAAAGAAAACTAGATAACGATAAAAGAGAGTGGTGTGCAATTAATAATATAACTATAATAGAATTACCATATGACGAAGAGGATTATTTATGGATTCAGAGAATCAAGAACAGGTAGAAAAAAACTTAGCACTTCAGCGAATGAAATCACTTGACTCTGCTCTTGATGAGTACGAGCACTCTATAGGTTTGAGTGTCTTTCAAGAAAAAAGCTGGGGTGATACTAAGTTGCTTTTAAATCTTTCTAGAAGAGAAATGGAAGCAATGACACCTCAGCAATGTGGAGAAGCAGCACTAATGCTCGGAGGTTTCAGCTTTTATATTCAAAGAGCTTTTAATAGGGAAACAGCAAGAGTAAAATGGGCTGACACCAATTTAAAGAAAATGCTTGCAGGACAGGAATCTCAGTTTAGAGGGTCATGGGATTCGCAGTTTTACCAAGCAGTAAATCAAGATGAGTATGCTAAGAAAATGTTAAAATTAAGAGACTACGCAAAACAAAGGGAGTTGAGACTGACCTATCTTGGAACTTCTATCAAGAATATGTCCGACCTGTTTGTTAATTTGCAAAGAGCGAAAGGTATGAAATAATGAGTAATAAAGAAATGCTGGCAAAACTAGCCAAACTTTTAGAGACTCTTTCTGAAGAAGAGATTGACGCTCTTTTAGAAACAGAATCTCCTAAAAAAAAGAAAAAGGCTAGACATAGAAACAAAAACAAGCAAGAAGAGCCTTCTAAAAAAAGCAAAAACAAATTCGACGACATGCTCAAAAATATGACTTTTACGCGAGCAGAGCAAAAAGAATTGTCAAAAGCTACAGAGGATGACGTAGAAGTTAGAAATAATATAGGAATTTTTTCTAAAACAGCGAGAAAGAATAGTAAAAT